CGTCAACACAATCATCGCCCATAGCACACACTCGCTCGGCACCAGAGAAACATGCAGCCGCTACCCTGATCCAACTATTCCCTGACGAGGTGTTGTAGGACCCGGACTTTTGCACGCCATCATAGCGCTGAGCGAGAAGCGTACCATCGGAGAACGCAATTACTGACCGACTAAGACACACAGCTCTGTTCAGAAGAGCCTTAGCAAATGGGTGATTAGTCTCAACCCCAGCGGCTGCCACTCGGCGCAGCGCGTCAAACCGAAGCTCGTCCGCGCTGACCGACCAGTCCCATCCCGACACGTCTGACGAAACAAGTTCGTCAAACTGGTCGAATGAGCGGCCAAGGAGGTCAATCTTCTCGCTACTGAAGCCCATACCTGGCTTGACAGGTAGGCGGTGAAAGTTAGCAATCTCGTGGCTGTTCAACTCAGAGCAAAGGCATCGCTCACACAGCTGATCAGCCAACGAAACTGACATAATCAATCTTAACCGCCCCTCAGTCAATTTCTTGTCTGAGTGGGGCTCGTTCTTGATGAAGACTCGGATTGGATCTACTAATCCAGCTTTGACAAGCTCTTCAGCTGTCATCTCACTACAATCGCATGTACACAAAGCTTTTAACCTACGCATTACACAGTGCCAAACAATCCCCCCATAACTAGACATGAGTACGCTGTTACTATTACCGAGTGACATCCATGGGATACCTGGACTGGCATCCATGTTTATACTCGATTCGATTCGCAGCGCATCGCGTAAGAGAGCAAATCCCTCAAGAGAGTATAGGCCTTGGCACCACTCTCCGAAGAGACTTGCGGTTTGAGCAGCTCGGAACGAATGCTGTCCACTCTCGCTTGCAAAGTCTTGGAGGAAGTCACGGTATTCTGCGCGGGCGCAGGCTCCTTGCCATCCTCCTTCGCCTTGCGGCGCTCGGCGGTCGGCTTGGAGCCTGAAGCTTTGCTTTTCTGCTGTCGCTCCCCTGTCTGGCCAGGCGAATCCGAGGCGCTTTGACCACGCTTCGTACTCTTTTGGCTTGGCCGGTTGGTAGAAGGTGCAGCTTGTTCGGCCGCAGAGCTCCCATCCTTGGGCCCATTCAGGGGTTTCGTCGCGCCAGTCGTACTCGCCAATATTTGCGAGTTCTGAGTAACCCCACCCGACTGACGTGAGGCCTC